ATATACATTAGTCCTTAAAGGTCTTGCTGATAACAATAAGGAAGTAGAAACAATGGATGCTATCACTAACTTATTTGCCAGAGTATTAAATAGAAATGTTGAAGGTAAGAAGTTTGATGGTAATAAGTTAGCTGAAGAATATGATTATGAAGTTGTAAGTTATGTTATTGGCGATTATTTCAAGTTCTGGAACAAGGAGATTGAAGAACAGGTAAATTTCCCTCAAAGCCAACAGAGAAAGTAGAAGAGGATAACCCTTATTTTGCTGTTGGCTTATCCCAATACAATTTAGTTTATGAAAAGTTTGGTATTCCTATTGATAAGCAGATGGAATTAGATTGTTTAACTCACAGTAAGCTTTTGAGGGATGCCATTTGTTTAAGACTACAAGAAACAGAAGAGGGAAAAGATTATTTAAGAGATTGCTGGAGACTTCAACAAACCGAACCAGACTTTGGAGCAATTAGGAAGTTTAACAATTTAATGAATAAATAATAGGAGGTTCTTTTATGTTAGATTTAGGAACCCTTCAAGCCCATTTACAAGTAGATGGTGTTGATAACTTTAAGAGTAGCTTACAGGAGGCCAGTAGTTCAACGGACAATGCGGCCAGTGGTATGAAAGCATCATTCAAGCTTGCCGCAGCTAAAATTGCGGCTGGCTTTGTGGCTGTTGTATCTGCTGCAAAGGATGTGGCTGTTAGGATTAAAGGCTTAACAGATGGTGTAGGTGAATATGGTGATGCTGTTGATAAGGGCGCTCAAAAGATGCAAGTATCAACTGACACCTATCAAGAGTGGAGTTTTGTTTTAGAAAGAAATGGCTCAAACATAGAAACTTTACAGAGAGGAATGAAAACGCTTAATTCTGCTATTGAAGGAAATAGTAGTTCATTCTCAAAACTTGGGGTATCTACAACTAATGCTGATGGCTCATTAAGAAGCACAGAAGACATTTTAAACGATACTATGTTTGCTTTGTCTGGTGTTAATGATGAACATGAAAGATATGCGCTTGCTGTAGATTTGTTTGGTAAAAAGACAGCTTCAGAGCTACTACCAACGCTAAATGAAGGTAAAGATGGTATTAAAGATATGATGGACTATGCACATCAGAATAACTTAATTATGAGTGAAGAAGGTGTTGCGGCCAGTGCTGAGTATCAAGATGCTATGGGTGATTTGGATTTAGCAACCCGAGGTTTAAAAACCACAATTGGTGTTGAGCTGATGCCAATTATAACTGACATTGTTAATAAGATTGTAGATGATGTAATTCCTGCTATTGAAGACTTTACAGAAGATAATGAATGGCTATTACCTACTATTGCTGGCCTAACAACAGCTTTAATTGTGTTTAAGGCTGCTATGGGTATATCAGCTATTATTAGTGGAGTTTCTACAGCCTTGGCCGCATACAGAGCAGCCAATGAAGGAGCAACAATAGCACAGTGGGCTTTTAATGCTGCTATTGCAGCTAACCCAATACCAATAATTGTAGCACTTATAGCTGGCCTTGTGGTTGCCATTGTTCTCCTTTGGAAAAATAGTGAGACTTTTAGAAAGGTTGTATTAAAAGTATGGGATGCTGTCAAAGGAGCTGTTAAAGGTGCTATAGATGCCATTAAGGGTAAGTTTGAAGAATGGAAAACAGCCTTCCAGAGCTTACAACAAGCAATAAGCCAGAAGATAGGCGCAATTAAGGCCAAGTTTCAAGCTTTTAAATCAACTGTATCTTCAATTGTAAGTGCTGTTGTAGGTACAATTAGAAGTTTAGTAAGTAGAATTAGTTCAGCCTTTAGTCAAATACCTTCTTTAATTAGTAGGGTTGTAGGATGGTTTAAGGGATTGCCTGGCCGCATTGTAAGTGCTGTTGGAAGTATTGGTTCATTATTAATTGGAGCTGGTAGAAACTTAATGTCAGGACTTTTAAGAGGTATTGCGGCCGGTTGGGAGGATATTAAATCAAAAGTAAGTGGTATGGGTAGTTGGATTAAAGAACACAAAGGCCCTAAAGATTATGACTTACACTTACTTGTAGAAAACGGCCAATGGATTATGACAGGTTTAATGGATGGTATCAATAGTTCAATGCCAGCCTTAAGAGAACAGTTAAGTGGTGTAGCCTCTACAATTCAAGGAACTAACTTTAATGCAAATGCAGATTTAGCCTTTGCCGGTGGCGCAGCTGGCTATATCCCTGGAAGTAATGAGACTACATACAATGTTTATATAGATGGAACTAAGATAAATGATGATGCTCAAATTGAAGGTAAGTTTAAAGACTTATTAACCTCAATGGCTCGTAAGGGGATGATGTAATGGCAGCAACAAAGACAAATTTAAATAGTAAATTACCAACAGTCTCAAAGATTGCCTTTTGTTCCTCAGCGGGCAAGAATATGAGACATACAATTAGAACTGGTGAGAATGGAAAGTTTAGTGCAAAGGTTGGATTTAAACAAACCTCAAAGACTTATCCATTCCAAATACAGTATAGACAAAGAAGCAGATATACAAACGCAAACACCAAAGTTAAAGGAGCTGAATGGACAAAGTGGAGTAGTTGGAAAGCGGCTGTTGGTGTAAGTGGTATTCCAAAAGATGGAACTCAATCTGATTATCCTGTAAATAAATGGCTTAAAGCTAATAAAGGTGTTAATAAGAAAGCAACTTATCAAACCTTCTATACTTTTACTGAATATCAGATACCAAGTTTATATGATGCCAGACAATTCCAGTTTAGGATTAGAACTATAAATAAGTCAAAAGCTAAACACGGAAACTGGACTACACAAACTTTAAACATTTTTAAGAGGGCCGCAGTTGTAGATGAAACACTTATTACAGCTGTTAGTGGAGGTATGAAGATTAAGTTCAATTATATCTGGGATAGAGATTGCACTATAAAGGTTAATTCAATTAAAGATAGTAATGGTAGAGAACTGTTAAAGAAACCTTATACTGCGGCCTTGGGTGTTGCTACTCTTACAAGCCAGACTATACCAGCTTCAAGGCCTGGCTATCAAGGCGGCCGGGTGAATATTGGAATGAAAAGGTTAAAAAGAAAAATAGCAGCTGGTGAAAGTTTAACTTTGGATGTTTCCTTTGTTACAGTAGATGGTACAGCCACGCAATTAAAAAGTGGAACAGTTATTGAACCACTGGCCGCACTTCCAATCACAACCTCAACAAATTGGGATGAATTGAAGGGTGTTTATACAGTTGTAGCTACTTCTGGAACTAATCTTAATAATATAGGTTGCAGTATTTCTTATATGTATAACAATAAGTTATACTCAATAGCCCCAGTAAAAGAAAAAATAGATTTAAATGGAACTTCTACCTTCTATTTCTACCCACCTATTGGAATTGATATTACTCCAACAGTAAAAGCAGAAGATAGTTTAGATAATAAGGACTATAGAACCTTATCTACAACTGCCTTAAGAGCAAATGGTTATAGGTTCAATAAGGAAAATGATATAAATATGGTTGGTATTGCTTGGGGTGAAGCTACTTATCAAATATCAAGTCAACCTGTATTTGAAACATCTTTACCTTATGGAAGAGAATATAATGTTATCTTCTATGGTGAAGGTAATACTAATGAGTTAAGTTTTTCAGCTACTATTGTTGATAAAGAAGGTTGCTATGGCGGCCAGTATCAAAGAAAGTCAGCTTGGAACACAATTAGTAACAATCAAGGTGTCTATGTATTTAGAAGTAGTAAAGGTGATATGTATAAGGTAGGTTTAAGAAAGGTTCAATTACAAAGTAATAAAAACAACCTTTACCAATTAAGTGTTGATATGGTGGAGGTGGTTTAATGGCTTGGGATTGGAATAAATCTGGAAGAATAGATAGTCTTGAGTTTGAAAAAATAAGTTGTAAAGATTTAAATGTAAGCCTTGGTAGTTTGGAGTGTTCTGTAGTAAGCGGAACACTCCACTACTCATACTACTCACAATTAAAGGTAAGTGGTGAGCTGGAAGTAGTAAATGCTCCTAATTCAATGAGTGAAGAAGAGTATTTAATTAGGATTTGGTATTGTCCTAAACTTGATGGCCAGCAAAGAAAAATTGAGCTTGGCACATTTTACTTTACAGCTGAACTTCATTATGAGAATGGGATGTATAAGGGAAAACTTAGTTTAAAGTCAACCCTTGCCAGACATATTGATGATACAACTATTAAGAAATGGACTTTACATAAAGGTAAGACAGTATCAACTTGCTTTAAGAATGTTTTTAAATCACTTGGCGGCTGGCCTAAGATTGATGGGATTAGAGATAGAAAGATTGATAAGACTTTCATTTTTGATGTTGGCGCAGCTCCAATAACTATTTTAGAATATTTGGCTGATTACTGCGGCGGAGAGATTACTGTAGATACCCACGGCCGCACTATACTACAAAATTATGTTAGTCCATCAAATAAAAAGAAAAACATTTCACACTATGTAGTTGCTGATACTACAAGTGTAATTCAAGCTGGATTGGATATTAGTAATTCAATCAAGGATATACCAAATAGAGTTGTTTGTGTATTTGAAGAGACAAAAGATAAGAAAAAGGTAATCCACACAGGCAAGGCGGCCTTGGCGCCAAATGAAGCAAGAAGCCACAAGAATACAGGTAGGTGGATTACAGCTTATTACTCAATATCAAATTGTAAGAAACCTTATAAAAAGAACTTACAAGCAAAGGCAAAGATATACTTAAAAAAGTTAAACCATAAAAAAGTTTATTATGAGTTTGATACTTACTATCAACCAATAGAGATGGGTGAAGTAATACGGCTCAAATATGACAACATTGTTGTTAATGGGCTTGTTAGTGATATTGACTTATCTTTAAGTGTTGGTGCTAATATGAGAGTTAAAATTAGGAAGGTATAACAATGGCTGTATTAGATGAAATTGGTGCTATTCTCTTTAATGGGAGTAGTGAAGACACAGTTGATGTAGTCAGTGGGGCGCCTTCTACAACAATCATCTATGGAGTTGCTTTAGGCAATTCTGTAGATGGTTTTGTGGAGGTTCAATTAGATGATGCTATCTATGCCGCTGATGATATAGAAGATGATGATGAATATGAATACATTACTCTTAATGATAGTGATAATGATATTACTGGCATTGATGAGGATGAAGAGATAGAAGAAGATGAACAGGATGTAGTTTATTGGACACCAGAAGAAGATGAAGCTACTGAATATGATAGTTAAGGAAGGAGGTATTTAAATGGATGAGATTTATGATGTTATTTTTCCAGATGATGAAGATATTATAAATGATTTGGAAGAAACAAATGATATTGAAGAGCCAGATGATGATGCCTCAATTCCAGAAGAAGATAAAGATAAGGGTGAGGCCACTGATACAAGTGCTGTTGTTGAGGCTCCAACTTTAGCAAGTGATATAGTTGAACCTGATGCTGAGGATGTTATTTATGCTGTTGAGGAAAATGATTTATCTGAAGCTGAAATAACTGTAGAAGATGAACCAGAAGAGGCAATAATATCTAATGTTGATATTTTACCAACAATAGGTAATGTTAAAGAGGGTGATAGAGTTATGATTGCCCTCGTTAATGGTGAAGCTACTGTTATTGGAACTGTTGGTAAGGGTGATGAAGTTGCTGATGAACTTACAACTATTTCTGCTGATGTTGGTGAGCTTGGAACTTTAGTAGCTGGTAAAGCTGATATTGATGATTTGAGTGCGGCCGCAGCAAGAATAAGCACATTAGAAACAAATGCACTTACAGCTGATAGCGCAATTATTAAAAGCATACAATCAGATAAGGTAGATACTTCAACTTTAACAGCAAACTATATTACAGCCAACCAAATAGCCGCTAACTATGCTAAACTTGACGCAACCAACATTACACAAGCCACTGTAAGAGATGCATGGATTGACAAACTAATGGTTCAATCTGGCTTAATAGCCCATACTGGAACAATTTTTACTCTTGACGCAATTCAATTAAATGCAGATAGGATTACTGCTGGTACTATTGATGTAAATAGACTTGTTGTTAATAACAATAATCACAAGTATTTGGTGGAGTTTGACTCACAGGGCGCCCCAGTGTATAAAAAGCTTGATGGAGACATTATTGAAGATTTAACCATTACAGCTGATAAAATTGTTGCTGATTCAATTACTGCTGACAAAATTACAACAAACAATTTAGTTGGTAGCGGCGGCTGGATAAACTTAAGAAATGGAACCTTTGACTATACTAATGCTTCTACTGGAAACTTTATTAGATGGGATGGAAGTAAACTTACCTTAAATGCTGATAACTTAAAGATTGGCAATACAGATATTATAAAGGTAATTGAAGATACTGCACCAACAGCCTCAATTACACCTACTTCTACAGGAGCTACAATTACTATAACCGATAAAGATGGAACACATACAGCAAATATAAGTAATGGCGCAAAGGGTGATAAAGGTGAAACTGGTGAGCAAGGCCCTAAAGGTGATACAGGCAGCCAAGGCCCTAAAGGAGAAAAGGGAGATACAGGCAGTCAAGGGCCGCAGGGAGAGCAAGGTATTCAAGGTGAGCAAGGTATTCAAGGTGAAAAAGGTGAAAAAGGTGATAAAGGTGATGCTGGTAAAACAGCTTATCAAAGTGCAGTAAGCGGCGGCTATAGTGGAACAGAAAACCAGTTTAATACTGATTTAGCTGATGTTAGTAATAAAGCACCTAAGACTATTATAAGAGAATATAGTAATGGTGTTTTAGTTGGTAAAACTGGTAATACTGTTGGCTCACTTGTTAATGCTAATGGTAGCTTTGATGTTGTCAATACTACTTGGAGTGGATTAGTTCCAACAGCTGGTGATAGTTTGGCTACTTTTGGTATAAATACAAGAATTGGGAAAACTTCTGATTATAACCTTTCTATTGATACTAATGGATTTACTTTTAAGAAATCTTCAAATACTGTAGCTACATTAGATGCTTCTGTTTTAGCTAATTTTTTTAGAACAACCACATTACAGCAAACACAAAGATATGATTCAACCAGATGGCACGCTACTGGAATTAAAATAGCTGATACTGATAGCCCAAAATATTATGCTGATTATAGTAGTGGCAATGCCATTTTATTTTCCCAAAACTATAATGTTAAGTCTGAGACTGAAGTTTGGATTGATGAAACATCAGCTGAAACAAGTATTAAAGCTGGCCCTTATATTGGAACTACTGCCAGTGAGGTTCAAGCTGCCTATGATGATTCCACTGGTTTAGGTGAGGTTGATATAACAACAGACAAAGTTGTATTAAGTACAGGTTATACTACAAGTGAAACTGGAAACATTGGTACATTTTCTACCAGCGGCTTAGATATTCAAGGTTCTTATACAATGGGAGGCTCAAAACTTTTAAAGGTTGTAGCTACAACAAAGGACAATTTATCTATTTCAAAAAATACAACTGGTAGTGGAAGTTTTACAGTAAGCTCACAATCTGGCTATACTCCTGTTGGAATAGTTGGACTTGATTTAAGTAATGCTACATCAAGTGGAACTAATGTAGGTAGTGTTGTTCCTTTACAATATCAATTAAGTGGTTCAACTGTTAAATGGCAGATTAGAAATAATGCTTCTTCTGCGGCAAAGATTTCTATACAAGTATTTATTTTATATGCCAAAACTGGTTTGATTTAGTTCAGCATTTATTTGCTGAACACAATGCTTTGGTCTATATAGGTATTTTCTATGGTTCAGCAAACATTATAGCTGATATAATAGTCAGCGGAGAAATTAGGCGAGTTTGCTGAACAATTTGCTGAACAAACATTGCCGAACCCCAGTAATTTCAAGGAGGTAGAAGTATTTATGTCAATAGAACTGGAATCTAAACCCAGACATAGGCATAGCCGAAACCCTTGAAAATAGCGGATTTGCTACAATGGCAAATCCGCATTTTTTTATGGATTTGCTGAACATTTGCTGAACACTTATGCTATACTTCCAATAGGAGGTAAATAAAGCTATGAAGTATAAAACTTGGTATGTTAATCAGATTACTACAAGGAAGGGAAAGCCTTGGCAAGCAAGATTAAAGTATAAAGACCCTTTAACAGGCAAGTGGAAAGAGACAACCAAGATGCTCCCAGAAGCTAAAGGGAAAAGAGAAGCAAACAAGTTAGCAGAAGCTTGGTTTGATGAAATGAACAAGGCGGCCGCTAATTCTCCTAATATAGAGAAAGACAAAACTTTTGGGAAAATGTACTTGGAGTACCTTGACTACCAAACTAACACAGGTAGGCTTGAGGATTCATCACGCAAATCTCAGCTAAGTATATATAACAACTATATAAAGCCTTACTTAGAGAACTATTCATTTATAACTTTAGACCGCACAGCTTTGACCTTATGGATAACAAAGTTGTACAACAAGGGGTTAGGTGGCGGAACAATTAGTAATGCCTTTTATCAAGTAAAGAAAGTATATGACTTTCACTATGAGACAGGAGATTTAATTAAACATCCATTTGCTGGAATTAAAGCACCAAAGAACCCACCACCAAAGATTACTCACCTTACTAAAGAACAGATGGATGATTATTTAAGTGCAGTATATGGTAATTATGACCCAGAAGATAAGTTCTATGCGGCGGCGCTTATTTTGTTCTATAGTGGATTAAGAAGGGGTGAGGTTTGCGGCTTAAGGTGGAGAGACATAGACTTTCAAAACAATACACTTACTGTTGAAACAGCTATTGGAATGGGAAGTAAAACCTATACTAAGCCGCCAAAGACAGAATCAAGTAAAAGAACCTTTCCAATGGTGCCGCAACTTGCAGAAGCTTTAAAATTGAGATATGAAACAATAAATCCAGAGCCTAATTGGTTTGTGTGCGGCAATGAGACTAACTATTGGAACCCTCAAAGCTTTTCAAATTATTTCAGAGCTTTTGTTAAAGAACATAATTTGATAGATGCTTATGGTAAGCTTATTTCTCCACACATGTTAAGGCACAATTTAGGGGCTGTAGGCATTAGAAGCAACATGGACATAGCAAGCTTATCTAATATGATGGGGCATGGAAGTAGAGCAATTACACTTGATACTTATGGGGATGCTACAAAAGATGCTATGATTGCGGCCAGTAAGAAGTTGGCAAATAAGTTTGATGAAGATTCAGAGTTTTTCAAGTTAGAGCCAGAAGTAGAAGAGTAGCCAATATGGGGTGTAATTTGCCCTATAAGGGGTTTAATTAGCTTCTGTTAGTTGTGTTATTCTATTAAAAAAATTGCTTAAAAAGGCTTAAAAAAGGCGGCCTTGCTTGCTGGTGTTTAGTAGGCTTGGCCGCAGTTATATGTTTAATAGATTACCAAGACATAAGTTCTTCCATTATACTATCTCCAGCTTTATCTTTTGGAGCATTTTCAAACTCAATTTCATTCTTGTAGGTTTTGTAGAAGTAAGATTTAGCGCCAAAGGTATCTTTTACTTGAACCATCTTACCATCTTCTTTATCTACTCTTTTCTTTTTAGTCTTAACCTTTCCATTCTTATCAGTGTAAGTAATTGGTTTTCCTTCATCATCAAGAACATCCACTGTTTTCTGCTCTTTCTGTTCCTTAATTGCTACAGCTTTAAAAGCGGCTTTACTATCCTTATCATTGTGGTAAGTCTTAATATAATCTACCATTTGTGGGATTGTAAGTTTCTTATAGTCCAGTTTTACCTTTGCGGCCATAGTGTGTTTCTCCTTTCTAAAACAACAAAAGCTTATTAAAGATATTGTAGCACTTTATAGCTATTAGGTAAAAATTTTTTTTGAAAATTGACCCATATTTTTAAACTCTATTAAGCTAAATTCTACT